CTGAAATAGCCCCTAAAATTAAACCTATTATTATTAGCTTTTTCATTTGTATTGCTCCTCTATCATTTGATTCATTAAATTATCTTGCGCCAAGCTCCTTAATGCTTTCCTATTATCCACTATAGTGCCACCTTGTAAAGTTATGGTATCAGCGTAGTAACTATCAGGGATTACAGCAACATAGTATGGTGTGAAATTAGTGACGTTATTGATAGCTTTCATTTGTGCTGCTTGAGAGAGTTCGTTTGCAATAGTAATAGCATTTGTAGTGTTAGCTAATAACAATTCAATTTCTAAGTCTTCTTCCTCTTCGTCTTCATTTCCATCAGTATCTTCATCTTCTAATAAATCTTGATCTGTTTCTTCTTGCGCTAATTTAACTGATTCGTCTTCAGTAGCATCATAGTCAGGGATTTTAGGTACTGGAGGTGGCTTTGGTTTAACGTAACCTGAACAGCTAGGATCGGATTGTGGGTTAAAGCAACTATCAAAACGGTACATATAAATTACTGATAGGTCTTCTACTGTTCCTGTACCACTTGTTCTAACTCGACCTTTACCAAATAAAGCTAGTGGCGTGTAGGCAAGAGGAATAACTTTTTTAATTCTTATTGGGTTCTTTCCTGACCAATCTTCTGTGTCTTGCCATACAAAACCACCACCTACTTTGTCATTTTCTACAGTCACAACAAAGTCATCTGCTAGTTCTTTTATAGGGTTATAGGTGTATATAACACCTGACACGTCCATACCACCGATACCATATGCACCTAACGTACTAGCGTTCATTCCCCACGTACTACCATTAGTAGTTACGTTTGGCGTATATCCGTAGATGTAACTATTGGCGTATATGCTAGAAGAACAAAAAAGCAGAAGCCACAGCACCCATAATCTTGATTGCGCTATCACGTTTTTCCTCCACAGTTTTTGGTTTTTCTAAAGCATCAGTAGGTACTTGATCACTATGTATTTCCCAAGCCTCAGCTGCCTCGTTCCCGATTAAACCTAAATACGGGCAGCTCGTTCCCGCCATCCGCATAGCCTGGAAAATCGCTTCATCTTGGCAAAGCAAAGCTACACTTGCTACCCGCATTCCTGCTGAGTAGAGCATCCTAGCTTTTTTAAGTAGCAAACAATTTGCCTCTGTATATGTAGCTCCGAGGCTCAAGGATAAGATTTGAGTGCCTAAAGCACCACTAGATGAAATAGTACATAGGTCTGAGTTGTTACCACCTACATTCGGAGATATGGCGCTTGGTGGTGGCGAGAAGACTGTAGTTTCGTTTTTTCCTGTCGTGTTGACAGTAGATGTTGTTGTTTGATCTACCGTAGTTGTTTCAGCCATAGCTGAGAAAGACAATATAAGAAAACAAGCTACTATGCCAAAGGCAATTGTATTATTAATCTTTTTTTGTATCACTGTCTAATCCTTCTATTTTATAGTCATCTGCAACATCTCTGTTATTGAAATATGAAGGCAATCCTAAGTGTTTTCTACCATCATATTTGTCAGCTAAATTTTCAGTATACATTAACATACATTGGATACAATCTTTACCTTCAAACCTATTACGGTAATGCACTTCATTAGTTCCATCATAAATTAATAGCTCACCTTGCTCTAATATTACCTCATCATACTCTATAAATATAGACCACGGATCACCACCTAAATGTACTGTAACTGCAACATCACATCCATCTCGGTCTTTGTGAGGCTCTAATACATCTCCAGTTTTGTAAGCTCTTACATAAGAAAAAACTTCATAAAGTTCTTTACCAGTTGCTTTTTCTATAACAGGAGTTAACTGCTCCATTAAAGTTTCGATAGCATGATTAGAATAATGTGAAAAAGTCTGAGGTGCTTGTTGATCTTGCCACGTTCCAAAATCTGGCATGTCGTGTGCAATAACTTTTTCATGCATCATGTAGGCAATTGCTTTTTTATAATTTCTAATATAGTGCGTTAAAAAATTACATAGTTCTTTTGATACAGCCTTTTTAATTACTTGCATTAGTACGCCCAACAAACAAATGAATTTCTAACGCCTTCTTTAACTGGTAACACTTCATGTGCATACAGAAATGCTGATGGCATTATCAATATATCACCTTGCTTTAATTTTTTCTTTTTTCCTCTAATCACAAAATCACCTCCTTTGAAATTATCATTTAGTAAACCTACTATACTTAATACAGGAACACCTTCATGATCCGAAAATAAAGAATGTATATGATCATAATGTTTAGCCATGCCTTGACCTAATGAATATCTATTTAATCGTGGATTAGAATATTTTGAAACAATATCTGCAATCATCTCACCGTGGTCACCTAGTCCGTTCATATAACTATGTATAGCACCATCAATAAAAGGGTTTAATTTTTTATGCATCTCTTTATCTGTAAATTGAATATCTAATTCTTCTGCACCATCTCTTGAAAATTCTTGTTTATGTTCATAGTTGTCTGTCCATTTGTGTTTATCCCAATCACCATTTTTAGCGTTTTCTATAAAATCTTCACAGAAATCTACAGGCATTACATTTTTTACGGTAACAAAATCTTCAATTTTCATAGTGTTATTTTAGTTAATCCATTTATTGAACCAATATCACCTCTTACAAAAGTATTAAAGGCTAAACTTTTTCGTGTCATACCATTAGCAATAACTCTAACTGAGTGATCTATATTTGATGGAAATAAAAATACAGCACCAACTTCACATGGGAACCAAGTGCTAAAGTGTTCAGGTTTGTAAAAATCAAACAATGGTTTATGTCCACTCCATAACTCAATAGCATCTCTTAATGGATCAACATCTATGTAAAAGGAGCCTGAGTAAATAGAGTTCCAATGATAATGTTTGTGATGACTTTCACCTTTTGATGTGTGATTAACCCAAGATTGCGTTATATAAATTTCAGCATCTTCAGGTAAATCTAAACATTCGTCTGTATATTCTTTTAAAATTACTTCAATATCTTTTTTTAAGTTTTCTAACTTATCTAAAACATAAGAGTCTACGCTTACATAATTTTCTTGATTTTGTTCCATGTCTAAATTGTTTAAAAGCATCAATTCATCTTTAGTTAATGGTCTATTGATGTTATATCGTCCAATTGGTACTGCAAAAGTAGGTGAGATCATAGTAAGTTTTCCTTAATTTCTTGTATTAAAAGACGTTTATAATTTTTAGTTTTAAATAGATTGTAGTAATAAGATAGTGGTTTGTAAGAGTTAGATTTAGTGTCTTTAAATCCTAATGTTCGTGTTAAGGCTTCAAATTTTGGACTCATAAAAAAAGGTACAAGTTTTATTTTCTTTTTAGTATGAAACCGTAAATAGTAAATAGTGTCATCTTCTTTTATATTAACTTTGTTAACTCCACCTTTAATATAAAAAGCACAAGATAAATCTCGAAAGTGTTTGCCAATGTCAAATACGCCATTAATCACGGAACAATCTTTAGTAAAAGAATTGTCTGACATTGTTGGATGTTCTTGTGTCATGTTTAAAGAATCGTCTTTAGCAATAAACATTACGGATTGTTCTAGGGCATAAACCTTATTAACATCACTATGAGTAGTAATGTAGTTGTCTATGAAGTTTTGGGATTTTGTCGATGATAAACCACCATCAACAAGGTCTAAATCTAAGCTAAACCATGAGGATATAGCAAAAACATTGTGCATAGCATCTTTATAAGCTGGACACTTCAAAAACCTTAGTTCTTCAGAAGTATCCATAAACTCTTTAATTGCTACTGTAGGCTCTTTACCGTGCAGTAATGCATGAGGTCTATCTAGGTTATTCGTGTAACCATAATAAACAATTGCTTCATTCATTTAACCCTCCCTATCAAATGGTGTTACCTCTAAATTTTATGGCTTTGGATATTTGTCCTTTATAGCTAAGATTGCCGCTGTTATTGTTGAATCAAAAGTTCCAGCTCTATATAAAGCATCAAGTTGATCACCTACAGATGGATACTCTTGTTGACGTTTCCAACCATATGTCGCTTCATGAGCAGTTTTCGCTGATGCTGCAGTTGCAGCAGCTGAAGCAATTGAAGCAAGTGATGCATCCTCAGTAGCTTTTGCAGTAGCATGAGCAGTTGTAAAAGAAGAATAAGGACTCATGTCACTTATTGTTAAGTGTGCAGTACCATCAGTATATTCAATTTCACCAGTTGAATTAGTCCATTGGATTGCCCATATATTTGAAGCAAGAGAAGATAAATCAACTGTTTGTAGATTGCCATCTATAGTTACAGCGTTATCGACTTTGCACATTGAAATTACAGCCATTTTTTTACTCCTTGTCTATTAATTTTTTATTTACACCACTAGCTAATATTTGGTTAAACGTAGCTTGTCCTTTTACCGTTTCATTCCTGAAACTTTCTAATGCAGTTGATTGGCTCCTATTAGTATTAGCCATTTCAATTTGCAAAGTTGGCATCCATGATATTGCACATGACCAATCTTCGTGTGACTCACCTGTGTTTGGATCATCACCAACTACCTTTGTATACCACATACATCGGTATACTTTATTATTTCTTATTTCTTCACATTCACTTCCGAGTGGGCAAGTGAATTCTATCTCTAAATCCTTTTTTCCTTTTGGCACTTAGTCATTCCTTATTAACTATCCTTACTACAGATTATAACATCAATATACTGTGGTGCTTGTATTGTATGCGTGTGCGCACCTGCCGAACCTGAATTGCCTGGAGTAGTTGATCCAGTTGCACCCGGAGTTGTAGAAGCTGTATTTCCGTGTGTATGCGAATTACCACTACCTGAACCACCTGAGTTGGCGTTTGTTGTAGTACGATATGCTGGGAAACCACCATAAGCTGGATTACCTGGACCTGCAATAGAAGTAGCATTTGGTCGAGTATAGGTATGTGTATGTGAAGCTAATTGTGCTGTGGATAATGTATGCGCTGAAGTAGCGTGAGTATGTGCTGTTGATGTGTGAGTATGCGCCGCGCCTGTGT